GATCACACAATTGTATCCGGGTGCTTCACAGGCCATGTTGGCGTAGCTGTGGACCCTAACTTCTACGCCATCGTCAGAAGACTGGCGGAGAACTCGGTTTCCATCCAACTCGGTCAGCTGAACCATCGGACCAATTGACATAAGGCTCCAGGTATCCATTTGCAGCAAATATGCAGTCCCGCTGGGGCATGATTTATCCGGCACAACTTGGACCACTCCGTGCGGGGCAAAGAATTCCAGGCTGCGGTATCCGCTGATGGAATCATTTTGCTGCACTTGGCGGTTGACCTGGGCGTTCATGGTTTTTTCCAGATTCACAAAATCTGCAAAGCTGCAGAACATATAATCTGGCTTTCCACCTTCTCTGGCTGTCAGAGCTGCGCCCTCGATGATGGCCTCAGTGATGGTATCTGAAGAACCATCATAACGCTGGCCAGCAAGACGGGTGGCATCGGTGCTGCGGTCTTGTCCAAAAAAGGAATCTCCGCCGCTTGGTGCTGTTGCAGGCAACCATCCTTCAAGGCCGGTCAGCAGCCCATCGTAATCACCTTGCATATAAATAAAATCGTTTGCAGCAACGCCGGACCCGCCTGCAATGGCACTCAAAGCATCGACTGTTAAGGTGCCGGTGCTGCGGTTGATTGCAGTGATGGTGACGCTACCTGATTTTAATGATCCACCACTTTTGGTTGCACTAAAAACTAACTCCATCCCAACCTCAAAATTGACAACATCGTTGCTATTTTTAAGGACCAGGCTGGTGCTGGTTACAGATGCGTTGCACTGTCCAATAGCTCCAGATCCATCACGGAAAAGCGCGGTAGCGACACTGTCACCAACCGAGCGCAATACACCGTCAATCTCTGTGGTCATCGCATTAAGGAAACTAAACCGATCCCCTTCTGATGCAGCTACGGCCTCGCCTGAAATTGTGGCTACTCCGTACCGGGTCTTCCTGGTCATCAGGAATTCACCGATCTTAGACGCAGATGCGTTGGATTGTGCTGTGGAAAAAGTTGCAGATACGCCTTGCGGGCGTGTGAAGTAAACAGGCACTGGTGCATTTTTACCTCTAAAACTCTCATCCTTAGGGATTAGCTCCATAAATGGATGCGAGTCATACACTACTTTGCGGACCTCATCAGGCCGATAGTATTGCTTTAGGGCATTGTTCCAGGCCGTAACAGTTGTGGCTGTGGCCATAAGATACTCCTATAGAACATGATTAGCCTCTCACGCTGGTGTCAAACACAGCTAGGGCCTCCTCCAGCCGTTCACGCTTGGTGCGTGGTCCAGCCTTTGGTGCCGGTTGAGAAGCGGAAACTTTATTTCTTAAAGTTCTCGTTCTTGTCCTTTGAGAATCTGATGGCGTGTCCTTAGAAGTGCCAGCATCAGTCTGGCCAAGCAGCTTCTTAATCTTGCTGGCAGAAACCAGCTGTTTTGTCTGCTGCTCATAGAAATCTTCAACATCTTGTAAGATTTCATGTTCCGGCTTTACGGTGCCGGATTCCGTAGCTACGATTTTCTGCATTTCTAAAATCGTAGGCCAGGCGTTGTCCCATTGTGCGCGTACCAGCTCAAAGCGGTCATCGGTATCTACGATGTTTTTGAGTTTGCCCACATAGGAATCAATCTCTTTTTGTTTCTCCATCTGTTCCAGCTTTGCCAGGCGCTGCTCGATTTCTGGAGAAACCTCTTTCTGTGTCTGTTTTGCTTGTGGCTTGCCGTCTTGCAGCACCTGGTTGGTAGCATCCTGGTAATTCCATCCAAGTTTGTTCATCGCTCCCAGCATATCGCCGGAATCTGCTGCTTCTTTTGCCTGCTGAAAGACCTTCAGCTCATCTTTTAACTGCGTCAGCTGCTGCCGCTCGGACTGCAGTTTTCTTTCTTTTGCAGCCACCTTTGAAAACGCTCGACTGACTCGCGGCTGCTCTGTTTCTGGTTCTGGTTCAGCGGCATCATCCGCTGCAATCTCAGGATCTGCTGCTTGCGCTTCAGGCTCAACTTCATCCACAACTGATTCATCCACTGTTTCAGTTTCATCAACCTCCTGGACTTCAATTTTTCCTTTGCTTTCTAGCCAGGCAACCATGTCCTGGTCTAGCTGCTCGGTTTCTGTGGATTCTACTTCTTGAACTTCTGCTTCACTCATACTGGCAATCCTTCAGTCATTGGTTCCGGCACCGCAGGCCCTGCTCCCACATTTGGCAGTAGAGGAGTGCTGCCTTCAGCCGGTGGCGCCGGAGTTTCTGTTCCTGTTTGCGCCGGGGTTTCTACTGTTTCAGCTTGCGCTCCCGGTAGCGGCTGCTGGGCCGCCGCCATCAAGGCATCGCATTCATCTATAAATTGCAACATTAAAGTCAATTTTCCTAATTCCAGCCCGTCCTGCTGTGCTTCCAGGTACGCAATCGTCATGCGTTCCTTGGCAAACGCCAGATCCATCAGCGGCTCCGGGGCATGGTATATGTTGCTGTCAATGATCTCGGAAATCCTCCACTCAACATCACGCTCCAGGGCGTCATACATACTGGTGACTGATTGCAAATCAGGAAAATCAAGCAACCGCACAATATGCTCCCGGCTGTTGATCACGCCGGTCTGCATCAGCTCAGTAACTGCTGCAAGCCTGCCTGCTGGGGTGCTGGGCAGCAGGCTGACTGGATAGGCTTGCAGGACAAAATCATTCTGTGCCATGTCGATATCTTTAAAATCCAGCTCCTCCAGGCTCATGGCCTTGATCCCTTTGACCGGGAAAGATCCAGATTCTTCAACAATCTCACGCGCAAGGTCCATGAACCATTCTGCTGCTTGCATAAATGCGTCTTCATATCGCTGGGCTACATTCATGAAACGCTCAGTTTCTATGTCATGATACACTCTCAATGCGGCGCCGCTTTCTAGTCCAGCAGGCTTTTTACCAGATGCAGATAATTCAGAAACGCCTGCAATCTCATAGGCGCGTTGATACAGCCGGTCCATGTGTGCATAGACTTCCGGGTGCATGGCCTGCGGCGTGTAGGTGACTGGCGGCTGGCCTACATAGTTGATGATGCAACCTGGTTGGTTTCTGATATGGGAGTCAACAACGCGAGATCCGGCCTGGACAAAAACCCACGGCACGGACAGCAAGTGCATCGATTGCTGAATGCGTAGCGCCAGCTTATTGATCTCAAACTGGATACTCTTCAGCTGCTCCGCCAGGCTTACCCCTGAGAAACCAAGCACCGAGTCACCCCAGCGCAGGAACACAAACGGATATTTGTTGTAGGTGTACTGCTCTGACATCAGCACCAGGTTATCCATTGTGATTGCGTGCATACCGTCATCGGCCCCAGTGATTGATGGCAGATGCCAGGATTCTGCAACCTCTACCATCTTGGCGTCATGACCTTCTTGGCCCATGTATGATGATTCATCTCCGTGCGCGTAATATCGGATCTCCTGTTCTTTTTCTGGAAACTGCAGGACCAGCTGCTCCACCGGGATCTCTTTCACCTGGTGCAAACTCGGCGGCGTTTCCATGTAAAGACTGGCATTGATATCCCAGTACAGTTCATTTGGAAAAACGCGCTCCACAAAAATATCATTTCCATCACGCCCAACCTTAAGAGCAGCAACATCAAACACGCAGCTGTCCAGGAATATTTTAGGCATCAGATTAAACAGCCCGGATTGGTGGAAGATGCCTTCCATGACATCAGTCAGACGCCTGGCACGTTGGCGGAGCTTGTAATCTCCGCGCCGTGTTAGGTACATCGGCTTGGGCTTGGCCTTGCCAATCCGGGAAACGAGCGTGTCTACTATGTTACCTATGACATTCAGACGCATACGGAAGTCTTCACCAATTGGCATTCCCATGCGCTGGCTTGGGTCAAACCGATCCAGCCGGTTGTATTCCCGCTGCGTATACATCCGCAGCATATCCAGGTTCATGGTCCTGCGTCCCATGTGATCATCCTGCATCTCATGAATGGTTTCTGAGAGCAGATTTCCGATTTCCTCCTCGTTATCCGTTTGCCACCAGTACATAGTCAGAATTGTTCAAATTGTTGTTTTAGTTCCTGCTCGGTTGGCTGCTGCTGCAGACGCGGCATCAGATCCGGCAGTTCCTGGTAAAATTTAACCTTGATGCCTTGCCCTTCAAACTCGGCAACGCGGTGCTGGGCCAGGTATGCCACCAGCTCCTCGACATCTTTCTTGTCAGGTTTACGCTGCAACAGGCGTCCTCCCCATGATCTGTGGCGCTTGTAATCTTGCCATCTGCTCATTTTTTCTTCTCATTGGTTTTTCTAGTTGGGTCAAAAAATCGTCAGATTCTGGATTGAACAAACCTATATTTCCTTGTGCTGATTTAATCTGTTTAGGATTGAAAACAACAACCTCGCCGCCGCCTACGATAGCGTCAAATCCTGCTTCCTGTGCAAGTTCTGACATATCAATCCCTAAAAATTCTGCATAGTTTGTGATGCGCTGTGAAAATCCTATTTTATTTTCAGGATCATTTTTTATAGTTCTTAATCTTTCAAACATTTCTTCTGCTTTTTCTTTTGTAAGATTGTGGCTGGTGTAGGTCATGGCCTGATTAAAACCTTCTTCCAGCTGATCAATCATTTCATCAGTCAGTTTTCCAGGATTTAAATTTAATGGTTTTTTGATTGATAAATAAAACGGCATGATTTCTGGTGCAAAGGTTTTTTCATCCATCTGCACAACTGCCATCTGATCTGCATACTGGTCTTCTGCAAATTGTTTTAAACCTGCAGCAGTTTTTGGATAATCCGATTCATAAAATTCAGAATCATCCATTGTGTATTCATCAATTTGTTCTGTAAGTTCATCAGAACCAATCTGGGAGGGATCTGCAAAAACTTTGGCAACAGGCCCGCTTTCATCCTGTGCTGCCAGCATCTCATCAGTAGATTCTGCATAACGCTCTGCACTTTGCGGCTTTGGCGTAAAGTAAAATCCTTTTCCTAAATATCCATGATCGCGCAAACCTTGTTTGTCAGGGTCAAATCGGGTGCCTTGAAAATTAGGTGAGCCATGATAAAAAATCATGGGATCAGTAATATTTAAATCTTCTGCTGTGCTGGTACCAAAACGGTTGTTGTAAATTTGTTCTGGCCCTATGGTGATGTTGAAATCACCTTCCTTTTCATCATAAAACAATTCAAAGGTAGCAGCAGACGGAGTATCACCAGCCTGGTTCTTTTCAAAGTCCCAGTTCCACCAGCGATCAAAATTGTGTTTGCGTTTTGCAGAATCAAGGATGGGGTTTTGAATCTGACGCGCAGATTCATAATCTTTTAACGCGTCTTTTAATACTGATTCATCACCAAAGATGTTTTCACCAGCATCACCTGGTAAGACTAGGCGTCTTCTTTCCGGGATTGCTCTGGAGAAGTCTTTTGTATCGGGAATCCCTTGCTGTCCACCAGTTCTGAGACTTGCCTGGCCGAGACTATTCCTAAGGAAGGCTTCAAATTCTGGCCGGTGACGATCTCGTATGGAGTCGGCGAGGGCTTGTCCCCCGGTTTCGGAAATCCTTTGTAAGTGACTTTTGCCATCAGGGTTTTGTGTCCAGTCGTTTTGATTATAACGTATGTTAACATCAACCGGGTTTATAGTAAAGTTTGCATCCCCTGGAAAAACATTGTCAATGGTTGTTCCGAGTGCATCTGCATTTTCATCTATATAATCCCGTAATTTTTGTTTTGATTTAAACGGACTAAATTCAAATGGAACGATAACTCTAATGCCTGGTTTTCCATCGCGTATGATTGGCTGATATCCCTGGAAAACTTCAGGATTAAATTGATTAATTTTATTCCAAACATTAATGAGATTTGCACCTTTTGTGATACGGTCAGAATCTTCTTCTAGTATATCAACAGCTACGCCATTAGCTTGCGCTGACCCAGTGGTGACTTGTTTGACAGCCCAAACTTCAGTCTGCTGCGCCAGGTATCCAACAATGTTGGCATACAGATCTGCACCTTCTGGGGTGGATAGCAGTGTTTCCACCATTGCTGGTGATGGAGGATAATTTTGCCATCCACCTGAACCATGCACGCGGCCTACATTCAACGTGCCTGCCAGCTCATTGGCTCGATCACCAACCCATGCCATAGCCTCGCGGGTGACTCGGTACTGTTCTTCTGCAGAAAGATTGGCAAATTCTGGAAACTGCTCATTGTATGGTGCGCCCTCGCCAAAACTCAGCTCTGCACTGACGCGCTGAATATTTCTTTCTATCGCTTCAGGAACATCCTGGCCTTGTGCGCCATATAATCGTGACAATGCAATCCATCCTATGGCCTGGACATCAGGCGGCTGCAGTTCACCCAGTCCAAGCTTGTCACCATATCCCATTTTATTCAGTTGAGCTGTCAATGAACGCCCGGCATCTGCTGCAGCCTCGTACTGTGTTTCTTGTGGTGCGCCTACGGGTTGATCTACCTGGATGGTAAAACCTTTTGGGATAACATAGTTTTCTTCCAGGAATTTTTTGTAGGTATCATCAACATATCCCATGTCACGGAAGCTGTGGACATCAACCACAAATGGTTTCCCGGCACCAGGATCATTGGCATAAAATGTCCGGGTTGGGTTCTGCATTGCAGAATCGTAAAAATCGTATATTTTTTGCCCTGCGCCGCCGGTGACTTGCTCACCTTTGGCAATCTGGTACAGCGGTGCGTCTTGCTGTCCTGATTTACGCCGATCCTCAAATTTTACCCCACGCCGGGCCTGTTCACGCTGCCGTAGGTAGGACATGAGTGCAGCTGCAGGCGATTTTTGCTGTGATCCTACTAAAAATCCTGATTCAATCTCTGGAGTGTCTGCTGGACCTACAGTTCTGAGAAAAGGCTGCAACATTTTGCCGGATCGGTACCATTTTGCAGCATCTGCAATCTCTTCATCCGTTAAAATACTCTCTACCCGTCCAATCCAGTCATTAACTTTCTGTTTTCCTATCCTGACCGGCGGCAGCATAACCCCAGGCTTGGGTTTTAACAAAATACTTTTGTTTTTTGGCGCTCCTGCAGTCGGATTTTTCTTTTTTCTGCCCTGTTTGCGCTTTGCACGCTCCTGAGATCCAGGTGGCGCCGTCAAAACTTGCTTAAAATCGGTTAATTCTTCAGGCACCTCCATAAACATGGAAGAAATGAGGCTGCCACGGTCTTTTTCTGTGCTTGATGGTGACCCAGCAGGCAGGGTCATGGGCTTGATCGTAGGTGCTTGGGCCTCTTCTGGGTCCATCAGCTCCGTAATCGCAGCACCAGGCTTGCCTAAAATCCTCCTGGCAGTTTGCTGTGCGTTGATACCCGGCAAAACACCGCTCATGGGCGGCGTCATGCCAGTATCTTGCTGTGTACCTATGCCTGGAAAATTTAAATCCTGCTCTTCAGCCATTACTTTTTCTTAGCAGTCTTGGCAGAACGCCGGAATGCAGCAGCTGTCGGAGCGCCTTTGGACCCCGGCTTGCGGCGCCGTTTGGTTTTTCCAGCACCAAGACGCTTCAGGTTAATATTCCGATACAAACCAGGTTTCTGACGCTTCAATTTGCGGATCTTGGCCGCCTTAGACATTTTCTTTTTCATATATCACCATGATCTGCAGGCCCAATACCTGGCTTTGGTCTTGGGTCCTGGGGTTGAGCAGCGGTGCCTCTTTCTAAAATTGGCCCGTGCCTTAGGATTAGATTTGCGATTCCGCATTTTGGGATCTCCAAACCTAACAATTTTGACCTTGTCACCATCTTTGACATAAACCTTGAACGCCTTGCGCTCCCCGCTGGTGCGGATCGGTTTATTCAACGGCACTTTCTTGCCCTGGTACTTTGCCATCAGTTCATCCACTGATATCCAGGGTCCATCCCGCGCTCCTCCCACCACGGAACATCATCCTCATTCTCAATCGCCATCAAGGCTGCTTCTTCCATGCGCTCTTCCTCCTCCCGGAACCATTCTTCAGATCCCTCTTTTGGTCTGTAACTTTCCGGCGTGTGCATATAACTCAGACTCTCCCGCCACGCATACAGCATCGCATCAGACGCATGGTTCTCACAGTCCGCACGCTCAATATACCGGCCCTTCTGCATCTCGGTCAGATCCCATTCCAGCAGCTCCAGCTCATCCACCAGCTCTCGGTTTTCTTCTGTGTCCAGGATCAGCAGCTTTCCCTTTTTCAAATCAGAATTCAGCAGCTCAATATGATCATGCTTCTGCCGCTT